CTTCTATTTATAATATTATTCCTCATTCTTTTCAATCACTAATGGTTTACAGTAAGCTGAGTATGTATTTCTTGTTTGTCTTTCATTATAAAAGTTTATCTTATTGGCATACCAACTACACTTATCAATGCTCCCATATTGCAAAGTATCGTCATATATTTCTGATCCCTCTAATATTACAAGAATAAACACTAGTGTCTTCATTTGAAACTGTCATTTAATGAGTCAACAACACTATCAATATTTGGTTCTTTGCCGTTAGGATCGTATTTACATTGAAACTCCACAGGACATTGACCCTCAACAACTAAAGTATATGTATTATTAGCTCCTTTATATAGACACACTTGCTTTCCATTCTTAGCTTGTTTTCTTTTATATCGTCTACACGTTACATACTTTGGGTTTTCTCTAACCCCTCTTCTAATCTCTTGTTCCCATGTCCAGTCACTAAACTTTTTGAAAAAACATGAAAAACACTGAATTATGTTTTCTGATTTAGCAAGATATACAACACCTTCATCAACACACAGCCATTCAAATGTCTTTTGCCCTCCATCTTTCCGTACACACTTAGCTAAACCATCCTCTGTCGAAACCCATAAGGGTGTAGACGAAAAGACCAAGAAGACCGATGCCAACACTAAGGACAATGGTAAGTGCCACAATACCAATAACTTTTTCTCTAAATATCTTTTTATCATATATCTCTTGTTGCCTGCGTTTCCGTATCTGCCCCTCCATGCGTAGCAACTCATCCCAAGCTGCTGTTCCGTGTGTAAACTTAATAAACTGTTGAAGTTCGTATCGCTGTTCTTCCAAACGCTTTTTGGCAGTAAAGGCTTCTATTGCCTCCTGTTCAATACTCCCCCCACTAAAAACTTTACGAAACATGGTAGGGTTCTTGGCAGATTTGTGCGCTGCATCCACATCACTAACAGCACCCATCCATCTGGATAGGTCTTGCGACATGGATTCCAAGTCACGACCTGCCTGAAACGCCCTTTTTATGCCGTTAAAAGCTGTGCTTGCCGTAGCAACAGCAGCCGAAATAGTTACTGGATCGAACACGTTAGTATGTTTTACGCATCTTCAGAGTGATTGTATAGGTATCAGCACTAGAGTGACCCACAGTAGTAAAATCAATATCGCCTGTCTTTCCAGACCCTGCGTTATTTTTTAAACCACCAAACTCACTATAGTCGTGATGACCACTCTGATTTTCACCTAACTCTATAATAAAAGCATCAGATGTTGCATCGAAGAACATTCTAACCTTCATGCCTATGCACTGCCACCAGATTTTCTCTATGGCAACACTCGTACAAGTATTGCCATTTATATCTGCATTCAATGCACTGACATCGACCTTTTTAACTGCTGATTCGCCTGTACCGTCAGAAATATTCGTAAATTTCATAACAACGTGCTTGTCACCGTCAAAAAGGGTTTGTGATGTTACTGCATCAGCCATGTTATCCCCCTAATTACGCTTCGTAACCAAACAGTTCTATAAGTAACTTTCCTGCTGTATAATCTGCATTTGTTGTAGAACCAAGAGTTAGGTATAAAAACTCATCGGCTGCAGGTACACCTGTAAATGTTACGACAGTGCCTATGGCAAGATCACCTGAATCCACAAGTAGTGTTTCGGTTAAACCAGAAATAGCACCATCCTCAACACCTGTACCCTCAGTGGCTGAGTGTACGTTGATATCTACGTCACCACCAGCAGGAGCTTCAAAGCAAGTCATTCTGCCTGCTAAGATAGTTCCGTTTCTGGCTGCTGTGATTTGACCTATGTGACATACGTTTGATGTTCCGTCTACACCAATAATATCACCACTTGCTGTGGATCGTAGACCTGTAAGATCAATCAATATGCTTGTCTTAATGATACCACCTTCTCTTATTACAGAACTTCTATAGATAGTTCCTGTACCTCCAGTGATACCAGTGCCTGCTTCTGTCGCTAGTTTGTTTGCATCAAGTGACGCAAAACCTGCTGATGATATAGACATCTGTGTGGTTTCTGCACCTGTTGCTGCAGTTGTGGCTATTGATGAATAACCACCCTCAGAACGTAATGTTCCCTTAAAAGTTGTGTTTGCCATCTTAATCTCCTTGTCTTGGCAAGTCAGCTTTCGCTGTCAAGGTGAAAGTCAAAGGGGGCTGTTAAGCCCCCCTTAGTTTGCTAGTTTATGCGGCTCCTGTTGAACCGTAAATTCCAAGTGGATCAGATACAC